TTGTTTCTCTGGACGTCCGGAAAGGTGACGACGGAAAGCCACCCGATGGACATCGTTTCGTTCGACGAGGTCCAGGGCATGACGGCCGGCGACGTCGACAAGACGCGGGAGCGCATGTCCGCCTCGGCGATTCGTTTCTCGATGCTGTTGTCCACCCCGGTATGGCCCGATGCCGACATTCACTACTGGTTCAGCCGCGGGACGCAGGAGGAATTTTTTACCCGGTGCCATGGATGCGGCAACGAATCCGTCCTGTCCGAGCACTGGCCGGACTGTGCGCAGCTCTTCGGCGGTGAGTACCGGTATGCCTGCCCGTCTTGCGGCGCGGCGATCGAGGACCTGCAGGACGGCGCTTGGGTGGCGCAACAGCCGACGTCGAAGATCGCCAGTTTGCACCTGTCGCAGATTCTGAGCCCCACCGTATCGGCTGCAGAGCTTGTGGAAACCTGGGGGCGTGTGTCCACCGGCGAGCAACGCAGGAATTTCTACAACCGCAAGCTTGGCGCTCCCTACGCGGATGCAGATCAGATCCCGGTCACGATCCCCATCCTGAAGAAATGCCAGGAGGAGGGCCGCGCGGCCGGCGTGGCCTGGCTCGAGCGCGCAACAGGCACTTAAATGGGCATCGACCAGATGGGCGCGTTCAACGTGGTGATCCTCAAGCAGCGGTTGCCGGACAACCGCCAGGCGGTTATCCACGTCGAGGCGATCTACAGCGATAACCCGTTCGCTCGATGCGACACGCTGATGGAGCACTACGGAGTTGCCGTGTGCGTTGTCGAGACGCTTCCCAATTACAACGACGCCAAGCGGTTCGCCGGGCGCCACAAAGGCCGCGTGTACCTCGCCGGGTATTCGGATCTCGCGGACGACATGCTGCATTGGGGCGATGCGAAGTTGACCGCAACCGGTAGGAAAACGGACGTCGAAGAGCGCGGCCGCTGATATGTCTACACGGTGACCCTGCACCAGTACAAGTGCATGCAGGTGTCGTGCAACCGGTTCCGGACGTATCAGTGCCTGTTTCCGGCCGGCGAGAAGTGGCAGGACATACTCGCCGCCGGGAAGATGCAGAAGGCCGAGATGCTGAAAGAGATGGTTTTCCCGCACCTGACCCATGTGGCCCTGGTGGTCGAGGAAAACGAGCAGACGGGAAAGAAGCGGCCGAAAGTCGTCAAGGTGGGCATGGACCCGCACTTCGCCTACGCGAACATGTTGTGCGACGTCGCATGGGCGCGAAATCTTGGAGTCTCTACGATCATGCTCCCGCCATTGTCGGTGCCCGTGGACGATGGGCTGGCGAAGGTCCAGGAAACGCTGTCGAAGGCGCCCGTGGCGCCGTTGGTAACGGTGGCCCCTCCGGGTAAGTGCGGTAGCTGTGCTGCGTTCCAGGACGGCCTGTGCGCGGACCGTGGGTTCCGGGTTGGGCCGACCGATGCCGGGTGTGTCGGGTATATCCAGAGGGAGGGCGAGGCGTGAGTGATTCGGCCGGCAAGGTCACTCCAAGGTCCCTGCTGTTGTCTGCGGCGAAGGTGGTTGGAGAAATGCAGCACGGCAAGTTCCCCGGCGGATTCCTGCTGATCCAGACGGCGATCGATGTCCTCGAGACGGGGCGCGGGCTCGGCGATGACGCTTCGGATCTGCCGCACGACGACAGTTTGTTTTCCGGCGTCAAGAACTACGCAAAGATAGTGGGGCTTCCATTGCCTGGTGATTCCGATATGGCCGCGAAGGGCGTGGCAACCTTGTTCGATGTCGCGGTGCCGGAGGATTTGCGGAGACGATGGTGCACAACAACATGACTGTCGAAATGCCTGACGGGTCGGTGTGGGATGTTCCTGCAGAGCAAACGATCTCCAACCTTGCAATGCCAAATATTTGCACTTTGTTTTCGCGCTTTCGCCACAGTCAAAATCTATCCTAACAAAGTGAGAAAGGACGGCAGATACCGCCCTAATCATCGACCGAGAACGCTGGGTCGATTTCACTCACGGAGGTGTATGATGTACAGGAAAACCCCTATCTTTACGGTCGCGTTACTCGCTCTCACGGCGTCCCTCAGCGCACCGGCGCAACCGTTCGGTGGACCGCGCGGACCGATGGCTTTCGGCGCTATGGACTTGGACGGAAATGGCTACGTTTCCTCCGAGGAATTCCACCAGCACCGCGGCGAACGGATGGCGACACGTGCAGGGGAAGGCCGGTTGTTGCGCAACGCCGGTGAGGCGCCGCGTTTTGAGAGCTGGGACACAAACGGCGACGGAAAGTTGAGTCGCACTGAGGTCGCGACCGGACAGCAGGAGCGTATCGCGGAACGGAGCGCCGCCGGCCGCCCGTGCTGCGGTAACCGCTAATCGGTGCAACAGCTTAGGCCGGGGGGGGGACCCAGGGACGGTTTCCGCCCGGCCATGAGGTTTCGACAATCGCTGTGTTCAGGATACGAAACGGGTTAATCCTTAACTTCGCCACTGAGTGTTTGAGATTCGACACGACATGCGGAGCAAAAACGGTCGTGACAGCAATATGCTGTCATGGACGACCCAAGATTCACTGCCGAAGATCCGCGCGTGCCGCAACCCGAGCGCACCGATGCCCTCAACGAGCTGGCCAAGGCCCATCGCCCGACCAAGTCGGACCTGATCCCGGCCGGCGATCTGCGCCCGCTGATCGATTTTATCCGGCGCAATCCTCCGAACCCCGCCCTGCAGAAAGCCAAGATCGTCAACTTCCCCGCCCGAGGTCTTCGCAGCGCGAAGCGCCGCGGCATGACCAGCCTGTACATCGACGACATGCAGGTGGCCGCGCAGGGCGAGTATTACGACCGCCCGGGCGCCCTGTCCTTCGCGATGATGCGCAACATGGTCGACAAGACCCCGGTGCTCTCGGCGGCCGTGCTGACGCGCGTGCGCCAGGTGCAGCGGTTCTGTGCGCCCGCAGGGGACACCGGGCCCGGCTTCCGCATTCGCCACGCCGACGATGATCACAAGCTGACCGATGACGAAACGAAATCGATCAACTTTCTGACGAAGTTCATCCGCAACAGCGGGTGGGAATGGGACCCGCGGCGGCGCAAGCGCATGCGGCGGGATTCCTTCCCCGTGCTGATGGCCAAGCTCACCCGCGACTCCCTGACCATGGACAGCGCGCCGATCGAAACCGAGATGCGTCGTGACCGTGAGGGGATCGACGGTCTTTACGCCGTGGACGGCGAGACGGTCCGACTGTGCACCGAGGAGGGCTACGACGGCGACGACGCCGTGGTCGCCCTGCAGGTGGTGCAGGGGCGCATCGTCACCGCCTACGGCAGCGACGACCTGATCTACGAGCCGCGCAACCCGCGCACCGACGTCCTGCTCGCCGGCTACGGCCTGGGCGAGGTCGAGCTCATGGTGCGGGTGGTGACCGGGTTCCTGAACGCGATGAGCTACAACGTCGCCGGCTTCGATCAGAACAGCATTCCGAAGGGCATGCTGCACCTGTCGGGAAACTACAGCAAGGGCGACGTCGACTCCTTCAAGCGTTGGTGGAACGCCATGGTGAAGGGCGTCAACAACGCATGGGCCCTGCCGCTGATGGTCAGCCCGGATCAGGAGTCCAAGGCATCGTTCGAACGCTTCGGCGTTGAATTCAACGAGATGTATTTCTCGAAGTGGATGACGTTCCTCGTCTCCATCATCTGCGCCATCTTCGGGATGAGCCCGGACGAGATCAACTTCGAGTCGTTCTCCGCCGGCCGCTCCGCGCTCTCGGGAACCGACACGACCGAGAAGCTCGCCGACAGCAAGGACAAGGGCCTGCGCCCGTTGCTGTCGTACTTCGAGGGCCTGCTCAACGACTATGTCGTTTCATCCTTCGGAGAGAAGTTCATCTTCGAGTGGAGCGGGCTTGACGAGGAGGACACCAACCAGCGCTTCGAGATGCGCAAGCTGATCACCATCGTCAACGAGGGTCGACAGCAGGAAGGACTAGACCCGCTGGACGGCCCGCTCGGTGAAGCCCCGCTGAACCCCAGCCTGATCGGCCCCTGGATGCAGCTACAGCAGGCGCAGCAGCCGGGCGTGTCCGAAGATGATGGCCAGGGCGGTGATTTCGGGCAGGTTCCGGACGACGATGCGGACGGTGACCGGCAAGCGGGCCAGGTCGGGCAGGGCGCCGAGAACGATGGCGATTTTGGGCAGCCGGAGGCCAAAGGGGACTTCGGCAAAGCTCTGCCGCCGATCTATGCGATTGGGTGATTCGATGAAGCGGGAAGAAGGTAGACAGGAACCGAACGCGCGCTCCGTCCGCCGCCGCGACTCCCTCTACGTTCGTGGCGATTCCGGGCCCGTGTGCGGAGACGTGCTCTGCCATGGCCGCGACGGGGTGGACCGTGTGCGTCGATGGCAATCGCATGCAGGTCCCGTGGGACGGCGTTCTCGGGCACAAATAGCGCGTCGAGGTCCGCGCGAACGTGGTGGATCACGGCGAGGATGGCGCAATCATTGAAGACGACGATGGCACCCGCAGCTATGTGCATGGGCTGGCGTTCGGAGATGAGGCGGAAGATGACGAGACAGACGACGATGGAGGTGGAGAGATGGGTGAGTATGGGCGCGTACTGTTTGCCAAGGCCGGTTCGGCATCCG